ATGAGGGAATGGCACGACATATGCCTTAGCTGCCACCTTTCTGTGGTAAAGGCATTGGAGGCTGTATTAGCGGAAGCGGCGAAGGCAAAATGATCGACTTCGACATTTCGAAGATCGACATCCAGCGCCAGTTAATGGAGTTGGACCGGGCCGACTGCGAAGAGAGCCTGTATTATTTCCTGACCAACGCATGGAAATATATTGATGCCAGTTCGTGGAAGGACGGCTGGCCGATTGAAGCTGTGGCCGAGCATTTGCAGGCGGTGGTTGATGGCGACATCAAGCGGCTGATCATCAACATCCCGCCGCGTATGGGTAAGTCCACCATTACGTCGGTGGCTTTTCCGGCATGGACATGGGCCCAGCCGGATGTTTCCGCTACGTCCGGGCCGGGTGTGCAGTTCCTGATGGCGTCCTATGCCAACCAGTTGGTGCTGCGCGACAGCGTTAAGTGCCGCAGGTTGATCGAATCCCCATGGTATCAGAGCCTGTGGGGCGACCGTTTCAAGTTGAACTCCGACCAGAACACAAAGTCCCGCTTTTCGAATGACCATGGCGGTGAGCGCCTGATCACGTCGGTTGGTGCGGCGGTGACTGGTGAAGGTGGTTCGATTATCGTGATCGATGACCCCAACTCCGCGTCTGAGGCATTTTCTGATGCTAACATCGAAAGCACGATTGAGTGGTGGGACGGCACCATGTCCACCCGTCTGAACGACGCCAAGACCGGTGCATATGTGATTATTCAGCAGAGACTGGCCGAAAACGACCTGACCGGGCACGTTATTGAAAAGGATGTGGGCGAATGGACGCACTTGTGCCTGCCCATGAAGTACGAACCCGACCGCTCGTTTGTTACCAGCATCGGCTGGGAAGATCCGCGCACCGAAGAGGGCGAATTGCTGTGGCCTGACCGCTTTGGGGTGAAGGAAGTGCACGGTCTGGAGCGTTCGCTGGGGCCATTTATGTCCGCTGGGCAGTTGCAGCAGCGCCCAGAACCAGCCGGTGGCGGTGTCATCAAGCGCGAATGGTGGAAATTGTGGGAGGAGCAAAGCTATCCACCCATGGATTATATCATTGCGTCGCTGGATACCGCGTACACGACCAAAACCACCAACGATTACTCCGCAATTTCCATCTGGGGCGTGTTCACGACCGACTCCACGGCCATTGCGAACCGCATTTTGGACAAAGATGGCCGCCCAATGTACTTCGACCGGGGCTATGCGGAGACTGCGCCGCGCCTGATGCTGATGCATGCATGGCAGGAGCGCCTTGAATTCCACGATCTGGTCGAAAAGGTTGCCAAAACCTGTAAGTCATTGAAAGTAGACAAGCTTTTGGTTGAGAATAAGGCTGCGGGTATCTCCGTATCGCAGGAATTGCGCAGGCTTTACGGGTCTGAGGGCTTTGCCGTGCAGCTTTCTGACCCCAAAAGTCAGGACAAGCTGTCGCGATTATATTCCGTTCAGCATTTATTTGCCGACGGCATGGTGTATGCGCCCGACAAGGTGTGGGCAGAGCAGGTAATTACGCAAGTTGGGCAGTTCCCTAAGGGAAAGCACGACGATTTGGTCGATACGGTGTCTATGAGCATCCGCCATTTGCGTGATATTGGGCTTTTGACGCGGTCGCAGGAGCGCATCGAAGAGATTGAGAACATGAAAACCTATCCGGGCAAGCAAAGTGTGCCCCTGTACCCGGCATAATGGAGAATTTATGAGATATACTGGTCGCGTTAACGCATCCTGCACGGTCGATGATCTAGGGCAGAAGCAATTTGAAGTTCGTGTGTGGGGAGAAGAACCATTTGACCATGAACGGACCTATACATTGAGCGCCAAAGATGATAATTCGGCAGCAGAAGAAGGTTTGCGTCTTTTTTGCGATGAAATGGAATGCCTCAGGGACGCAGAAGCAAAGGAAGATTGATGGCAACGCAACCCGGCCTCGCTCCAATGAATATTCGTCAACCCGCTCCTGATGAGCCGGGAGCGATTGACACGTCACCAATCCAGATCGACTTCGCTGATGAGAGCGGAGACAATCCTGAGACTGATGAGAACGGTAACATCATCTCTATTGAGCATGATGACGGTTCAATCACCGTTTCGCTTGATGGCAATCCGCTTGAGACTGCCGAAAATGGCGATGACGGCGAATGGTTTGGCAATTTGGTCGATAGGATCGACGCAGACGAACTGAACAGCATTTCTAGCGACCTGTTTCGCGGAATTGATGACGATTTGCTGTCCCGCAAGGACTGGATTGAGACACGGGCACAGGGAATTAAGCTTCTTGGCCTGAAAATTGAGATTCCGGGCCTGACAGGTGCCACCGACGGCGCTCCGGTTGAGGGCATGTCGCGTGTACGCCACCCATTGTTGCTTGAGGCTGTGCTGCGCTTCCAAGCCAACTCGCGGTCGGAACTTTTGCCGACAGATGGACCTGTTAAGATCCGCAATGACGATAATAACGCGACATTGCAGGAAGATCAGATCGCAAATGCGCTTGAGCGCGACCTGAACCACTATCTGACATCGACGGCGTCGGAATATTACCCCGACACCGACCGCATGCTGCTCATGCTGGGCTTTGGCGGCACGTCGTTTAAGAAAGTTTACTACTGCCCGTTGCGCAACCGCCCAGTTTCGGAGACTGTGGACGCTGATGACCTGATCGTGAGCAACGACGCAACGGATTTGTCCAATGCGCGCCGCATTACGCACCGGATCATGATGCGCCCATCGATTGTAAAGCGCATGCAGATCCTTGGCGTCTATCGCGACGTTGATCTAGGCACCCCAAGCATGCGCCGCCTTGATCCGTTGCAGCGCGAAGAGCGTGATCAGCAGGGCATCTCGACTGATTCCACAAACCCGCTGGATCGTGATCGCGAGATTTACGAATGCTATTGCGAACTGGACATCAAAGGCTTTGAGCATAAGCACAAAGGTAAAATCTCCGGTCTGGAAATCCCATACCGCGTGACCGTTGACGTTTCCTCGAAGGAAATTCTGTCTATCGTCCGCAACTTTGACGAAGACACGGCAGACCTGCCAATCGCGAAGAAAAACTTTGTCAAATATACGTTCGTACCGGGTCTTGGCTTTTACGACATTGGCCTCCTGCACATTCTGGGCAACACCACCAACGCCATCACGGCTGCATGGCGTGAATTGCTGGACGCAGGCATGTATTCCAACTTCCCCGGCTTCCTGATGGCTGACACCGGGGCACGGCAGAACACTAACATCTTCCGCGTCCCTCCCGGCGGCGGTGCGCTTATTAAGACTGGCGGCATGCCAATTAGCCAAGCCGTCATGCCTTTGCCGTACCAGCCGCCTTCGCAGGCGCTGATGCAGCTTGTTGGCGACATGGCACAGACCGGCATGCGCATTGGTGGCACATCTGAGCAGCAGGTCGGTGAAGGCCGCGCTGACGCTCCTGTGGGCACGACCCTTGCTATGATCGAACAGGCCACCAAGGTCATGAATTCCGTTCACAAGCGCCTCCACGCCGCTCAGGCCGAAGAATTCCGCTTGCTGTGCGAATGCTTCCGCGAAAACCCTGAAAGCTTCTGGCAGCGCAACGCTAAGCCAACAATGCCATGGGATCAGGCGACTTTCATTCAGGCGCTGAATGACTTTGACCTAACGCCTCAGGCTGATCCCAACACGGCGTCGCAGGGCCAGCGCATCATGAAGATCACTGCCCTAAAGCAGCTTCAGCAGGCAAACCCATCGATGTACGACCCAATCGCCATCGACGTTGCTGCGTTACAGGCTATCGGCTGGTCAAACCCATCGCAGTTCATGGCACCGCCAAATGCTCAGGCATCGCCGCCACCTGAACTGTTGCAGGCTCAGGCTAAGATGAAGACTGACGAAATGACTGCCAATGCGCGCATGATGGAAGCGCAGGCACGGGTTGCTGAAACGCAAGCCAAAATCCAGTCCGGTGCCTATGCGCCAAAGCAGGATGCACCAGAAATGGGTCAGGCAGCGCTCAACACCGCGCAGGCAGACTTGATCAATGCCGAAACCAAGCGCAGCGAGATTGG